CATTTGACTAATTCCTAAAATGCTCCATAATCAACGCAATTTTCCGTAGATATATATTTATATTAAAAATTAATTTGCGTTGATTGTGGGGCGAATGGTGAAGCGAGAGGGGTATTTACAGTGATAACCGAAGCTGAGATTAAAGGCGTAAAAGATAATAAACTGTGGATTGCCGTTCCGCTTGACCAGTATTTGCAAAATCATTTATCAGAAATTGATAAGAATGTAGCTGTGGAAATAACGACAACAGAGAGTATCACTGCAAAGCAGCGCAGGAAAGTATTTGTTCTGCTTAAATATATATCTGAGTGGTGGGGTTATACACCTTTGGAAGCTACTAAGGAACTAAGCAAGCTGATGTTTGCTACAACAGGCGAAACCCTAGATATGGAGTTTAGCTTATCAGATTGTAGCAAGGACACAGCAAGGAAATATATAACCTTCCTCATAGACTTCTGTTTGACCGAGGGCATACCTTGCGGAGAACCACTGTACAAGCTGTGTGAGGATATACCTAAATATGTTTGGGTGTGTGCTGTTAATAAGCGTTGTGCAGTGTGTGGCAAGAAAGCGGAGCTGCATCATTTTGATAGTGTGGGGGCAGGGCGTAACCGCAAAGAGATTTGCCACATAGGTATGAGGTGTTTACCTTTGTGCAGACATCATCACATGGAGATACATCGGACAGGCAAAGAGAGTTTTGTTAAGCGGTATTTGTTAGAGCCTGTTGATATTGATGAGAAAATAGCAAGAGTTTATGGATTGAAGGGGTGAGTAGATGGCACAAGCAATTTCGTTTATTGACACCGTTGCTGTAGAGGTGGGAGTTAATGAAGCAATAATGCTATCAAATATCTACCATTGGGTTATGAGCAACAAAGCATCTGACCGTAATTGTTTTGACAATAAGTATTGGACTTACGACACGGTTAAATCATTCTCTTTTAAATATCCGTTTTGGACAGCTAAACAGGTTAGGACTATACTGAGTCACCTTGAAAAAAATGGATATATTGAGTCTGGTTGCTATAACAAAATGAAATTTGACAGAACAAAGTGGTACACACTAACGGACAAGGGTTTCACATTATTCAATATAAATAGCTTCGATTTGCCCACAATGGCAAATGAGAATTGCCCAAATGGACAAATGAGAATTGCCCCAGAGGGCAAACCTATACCACATACTAATACATATACTAATACAAATACTATATGTGCCAAAGGCACAACACGCAAAAAAAAGGAATTTGTGCCACCAACATTAGAAGATATTCAGGCTTATATATACGAGAAGGTAGAAGCTGGCAAGGTTGAGTATAAGAACGTAGATGTTAATACCTTCTTTAATTACTACAATGAGTCTGACTGGCACATGAGCAATGGGAGAAAAATAAAAAGCTGGAAACAATGTCTTGTTACTTGGGCTAGTCGTGAGTGGAACAAGAGTAAAGAAAAACAACCACAAACTGACAACAGACCAGACATACCTTATGTGTCAGACCTTATGGCTAGGGATAAGGAAATGTACTCATGATACTAAGTGACTTACAAGATGTAGAAGCGGAGAAGTCTTTGCTTCGCCTTTTGATTAACAAGATAGATTTAATGGCTGAGATAAATGAGCAACTTGAAGCCAAGGACTTTTTCAGTGTTGCGAACCAATGTGTATATACCTCATTGAAAGAAATGTTTGAGAAGAACATCAATGTGGACTTGGTAACAGTAGCCGACTATCTGACTACCACTGGAAAAATTGAAACTGTTGGCGGTATAACCTACCTTACTGACCTTTATAACGGAATTATGAATGAGGGCAGTATTGGTAAGTATGTTGAGATTATCAAGGACAATTCACGGAGAAGATGTGTTGGTCTTTGTTGTGATGAAATTACTAAACGCATACACGACAAGACAACAACGCTTGATGAATTGACTAACAGTATTACTGACACCTTGGAAAAGATACAGCCTGTGGAAAAGGCAGACAAACAAGAACCATTGATGAGGGCGTTTGAGTCTTTTGTTAGTGATGAACCAGAGGGGATTAACACAGGATATAAGGAATTGGATTATTCCCTACAAGGAATGAAGAAAGGTAATTTGCTTATCCTAGCTGCTAGACCTTCTATGGGTAAGACCACATTGGCATTAAATATAATTGCCAATCTGTGTCAGGAAGGTAAGAGGGTTATCTTTTATTCTCTTGAAATGACAGCGGATGAGATTTACAAGAAACTTATTTCCTGCACTTCCAAGATTTCAAAGGCAGAAGCAAAAAGACAGTTATGTAAAGACAATCAAACAAAGAACAACAACTTTGATGAAGATGTAAAGAAGTCAAGAAGCCGTGAGTCAACAGCTTTTTGGAGTCGGTTACATAGTGGTTTGGATAATATTTATAAGTGGAATCTTGAAATCATAGAGAAGGGTGATTTTGAGATTAGTGATTTAAAGATTGCTTCTAAGGTGTGGAAGAAGCAAGGCGGTCTTGATTTGTTGGTAATTGACTACTTGCAACTGATGAGTGCAAGAGGGCATGAGAACAGGGTTACAGAACTATCCTCAATCACAAGAGGTTTGAAGGATTTGGCTAAAGACCTCAATGTTCCAGTTCTTGCATTGTCACAGCTTAACCGAGGTGTGGAGAAACAACAGATTAAGAAGCCGTCAATGGCAGACCTCAGAGAGTCGGGCAGTATAGAGCAGGATGCAGATGTTGTAATGCTTATATATCGTGACACTTATTACAAGAAGGATGGTGACCCGTGGACGGAAGTCATAATTGACAAGAACAGATTAGGTGCAAAGGCCACGGCACGATTGCAATTCTATCCTGAGATAAGCAAGTTTTATGACTATAAGGGTATTCCTGGACAGAGCGTGAAGAAAAAGGAAGTTGAAGGGGTGTTTTTTTAATGAAGCATGATATTTTTGTAGGATTGCAAAGAATAATTGATAAGGATTGTGCATTAGTCAGAGTGTTAAACCAAGGTGGTATACCTTATTCAATAATTTTGGAGCAACAGCCTAATGGTGAGTTTTGGGAAGTAAGCTGTACTCCAACTTTAGGTGACAACGACAGCATCAGTGAGAGCGAAATGATAAATAATTACCTTGCAGCTAAAGAGTTAGGGCAGAAGCAAAGAGGTCAGAGAAAAAAATGAAAAAAATAAATCTCGAAAATAAGATGATATTTAGTGCGTCATTCAATGCGATGCACACGGAATATATAACAATAAACAAGGCTACACGTTCATATGCAGACGATAAGATACCTACTTTAATTCACAAGATGGAGGACTATATCATTTGCATTGGCAGGGATAATGAGAGCTTGTTCTACAATTTGACACCGAGAGAAGCAGAACAGCTATACAAGGTATTAGGCAAAGAATTAAAAGAGAGGTTGGAGAAATAAAGATGGCAGTAGCAAGAATAAAATTCACAGGGTATTACCTGCTAGATGTACCTGATGATTTACCTGATGAAGAAGCGGAAGAATATATTGACAAAGCTATTGAGGAATTATCCCCATCTGACTTTGAGGGCAAAGCAGAATTTGATGATTGGTGGTGACATCATGACAACCAATTATGACTACATACTTAAACATTTAACTCCAACAAAGTTAAAAGATATGTTGGCTGACAGATATGATTGCTGTGATTACTGTGTAGGGTGCGGATTGCCTGAGGAATGTGAGAGTGAAGGTTTGCATTGTTCGGATGGAATAATGGCATGGTTGAAAAAGGAGCATAAAAAATGAAAAAAGAGTTGGTTGATTTAATAGCATGTGACGAGTTTTATGCAAATGAAAAATTAGATAAACATGTTATATTGTCTAAACAGTGGCAGAAAGTGCAAGAAGAATTTACAGAAGCAGGGACAGCATTACAGGAGTACATACAATGCGATAAAGGTGGAGTAGAAGAAGGAAAAAAGGCTGGTAGAGCAGGTGAAGAATTAGCTGACCTTATAATATCGGCGTATACACTTCTTACAGCCATCGGCAGAATCCGAGAAAACGAAGTTTTTGCAAGTGATTGTATGGCAATGGTGAACTTAAAAAATTATCTCAGAGGCTATTATAAATATTAAATGGTTATATACGTGGAGAGTTGGTATGCAGGAAGAAAAGAAAAAATACAGACGTTTGAAACTGCCTAATATGGGAATTGTTATCAAAGTATTTAAGCACTACGAAATGATAAAAAAAGCTGTAATGGAGTATCGGAATGACAACAACAGGCTAGGTAGTGGACAATTTGTAAACAGCAAAACTTCTTTTAGCAGCCCAACAGAGAGAAAAGCAATATATGAGTTAAGCGAAATTAAAAGTGTAACATGCGAAGATGGGTTTATCTGCAAACGACCTGAGAGATGGTTAGAAGTAATAAACAAAACGCTGAATTATTGCAAAAAAGAAGATAAAATCATTAAGCGAATTGTGG